TAGTCTTAATGACTCAAATACTCTTAGCAACCCAGTTTGTGAAGCTGCCATAATATCGTATAAATCTAATTTAACTTCTATCACAACAACCAGTTACCCTTCTGGTCTTTGCAGTACGAAGCCACTATCTGTTTATTATTGTAAATATAAAAACCCCAAACTTGGCCATTACCCTCAGTAAAGTTTGGATTGTCATACCAGGTTGCTTTACTTTCAAATGCAGTATCGCAATTAGTAAAATCTTTAATTTCTATTTTTTCGTAATTTATGCCTTGAGCTGTTAATAAGGCTAAAATTAAAAAGGATTTCATTTAGCTATGCACCTTTTTATTAATGAAACTAGCTTTGGGTTTTGAATAAATACTTTAGAAAACTCACTACCTATAAAAGTAGCTATTCCCTCCTCACCTAAATTTTTTAAGCGAATCTCTGATTTGTTTGCTATGAAATGTGCTATTTCATGCAATAGGGTATCTAAATAAGTAAAATTTCCTAAATTTTCTTGAATCGCTATTATAGATTCGTTTGGATCGTAATAACCCCAGATATTCTCTTTTTTGGCTTGTTTCCTTGTTAATTTAACTATCTTAGCTTTATGATTTTTGTATTTTATCTCCGAAATAGTCATAAACGATAATAATGTTATAACTATTAAATATTATGTTGCAATTGTTATTTGTTATAATATACCTATAACACAATGATAATAGACAATGTTAAAGGAGGATGCTATGTTATTTAATAACAATACAGATGATATGTTTCAAAAAGATAAATTAGAAAATTTATTAAAAATACATAACGTATCAAGAGATCAAGTTTTAAGAGATACGTTAGGAAAGAACCCTAAAGACTTTTCAAATTGGAAAGTTAAGTGGTCAAGATTAATTAATAAAAAAGAAGAAGATCCAGGTAACTTTGGGTTATTAGAATTATCCGAACTTTTAGCAAAATATTTTAATAGTAAAGGTAATATCCATCAAAATATCCTTGCAAATACTCATTTTATCACAAGAGATACTACAATAAATGGTATTGGTGAACTTCAAAAAAATGGCCAGGTTAGAGTCTACCAAAAAAAAGAAACAAAAAAATTAGTTGTCATTGAAAAATGGAAAAATTACCAATTTCTTTATATGCGATTTGGCTCATTATCAGGGTCAGTTAGATATTTCAAACCTTTAAATGGTGTAGAGAGTGATGCTGTTTATGGGCTATCTATTAGTAAAGAGAAAAAAACAAAAAAACTTTATGTTGGTTACTTAGAACCCACAGATAATGGTAACTTTGACATTGTTGATAAATCTACCATAAGCGATGAAAAAATTAATGTAATTGCAAAAAATGTAACTGTTGAGGCATCATCAAGATTTGTAGCTGCTAACTATCCACTAGACTCTCAATGGCGATAATCTTTGTTATAGATAAACTATAATACTGTTGATTTTTAAATACAATATCGTTATATATTTCTTATATGACGAATCACCCAAAAATATTAGGCGATTGTTACAAAAAATTTAACCTGGCACATACATCTAAAAGCCAGAACACTATTCCTGACGATATAAGATTCAGAAACTACATTGTACTAACCCCAAAAGAAAAAGCTAACTTACCAAGTAATTGTTCTTTTACTGGCGGTACGATTGCACATGAAATAATTCAAAGAATTTTATGTAAAAATTTATCTTACCAACAAGCACTAGAGTCTGTGCAAGATAGAATAACTAATTACAAAAGTATTGATGAAAAAGATGATTTAAAGTTTGGTCACATCATAGATAACATGGAAGATTTAGTTAATAACCATTTAGCTAACATTGATGAAGTAGGCAAACAAACTTGGCAAGATGAATTAGAATATACACATTGGGCAGATGGCATTAATACATATTTTTTAATGTATGTAGATTTAGTTGGCCAAACAGAATTTTTTGATATTAAAAATGTATTCGGCACACTAACTAAAACTAAAAAAGGTTTTAGCTATTCAAAAAGAAAATGCCCAAAAGTTCCATACCACTCAGACTGTATGCAACTTGCCTTGTATAGTAGGGAACTACCAAAACTGAAACCTTGTCTGACTTATGCAAGTGATAGCGATAGAGTTGTTTTTACACCTAGCAACTGTGTAGAACTTAGACCTGAGAGCTTACAATATTATTATGAAGAATTAGTTCTTTACCAAAAGTGTTGGGAAACAAAATTAGAATTAGCTAATGGCGACCCTAAAGTTCTAGCAAAACTTTGCAAACCTGACCTATCAGAAATTAGAAAAGATGGCTTTTGGTGGAAAGGTTTAGATCCAGAAATTATTAAAAGATTTAGAGGTTACTATGAACTTTAAACAATTGATTGCACACTATGAGTCTTTACCAAAAGACCAACTAATCCAAAAGTTAGTAGATAAAAACTCATTGCTGCTAAAGCAAGAAAACGAAATTGATAGGCTTAGCAAGGAACTAAAAGATGTAAGGGAAATAGAACAAGATCACAAACAACTAAATGGCAACTTAAAAAAAGAGTTAGACCAATTAAAGGAGAGAAATGAAAACACTAATTGATGCTATTCAACAATTTAGAAATGATATTGATGATAGCGATTATGCGAACTTAGGTGCTAAAGGTAAATACTTAACAGTACCTTATAGATTAAAATTTGTTAGAGAATATTTTGGTGAAAGAATTAGAATTGTAACCGATAGTTTTGATTTACCTGAGGGTATTCATAAATTTAAAACAGAAATTTTTTTAGACGATAAATTAGTTTCAACTGGTTTATCAAAACAAATACAAAACAAAGACAAAGAATTTGAAAAACAATCGACAGTAAGCTGTGGTAGAGCTCTCAGTTTCTTAGGCTTTTTTGGGGATGAGATTGCAACAGCTGAGGAAATGGAACAGTTTCTAAGCAAACCTAAACCAAAAGCTAAGCAAGAAGTTAAAACACAAACTAAAACTATTGTTGAACTAGCTAATGATTGGATTGGTCAAATGCAAACTGTTGCCAAACATTCTAAGTCACAACTTTATTTCGAAAAAAATTTAACTCCTATTAAAGATAAATACAAAGATGATTTACATTTAATAGCAGCTGACCCTATTGAACAGCTAAGAGTTGATACAGAATACAACAAACTAAAATCACAAATACAATCAAGAGGAACAAATGGCAGATAACAATTATGATAATTCTGGTGCTTTATGGAAGCGTCAAAGCAAACCCAATGATGAGCCAGGTAAAAAATATCCCCATTACACCGGCAATGTCACTTTAAATGGTGTTAAAAAAAATGCTTCGGCTTGGCTTAATACTGAGAAAGGTACTGATCCAGAAAAAGCTGGGCAACCAGATATATCAATTAAATTAAACGACCCAATGAAGAAAGATTAACATGGAAAGTAAAAACCCTCCTCACTATCAAAAAGGAATACAAACTTGCGATGCCATTATGAGTCAAATGACTCCAGAAGAAAACATCGGCTTTTTGAGAGGATCAGCAATGAAATACTTATCTAGGTTTGGTGCTAAAGGAGGGCAAACACTAGAAAAGGCAATTATGGATTTAGAAAAATCTAATTGGTTTAACCAAAAGTTAATTAACTATTTAAAAAGTCTAGCAAGCGATGGCAATGATTTACGAAATACTAAAACCAACGTAACAAATTTATTTGAGGAAATTAAATGATACTTAAAAATGGAAATGGCAATGGCAATGGTCATATTTACCTAAGCCAAATAAAAAAAGATGTGCTTGATTTTATAAAGCACTTTATTGAAACTTATGACTATGCTCCAACTTACAAAGAGATAAGTGAAAAGTTTCATTTTACTAGAGCTAGAGCTGGTGCTTTAATTGCAGAGTTTCGTAAATTAAATCTAATTAGTAAAAGCAACCAGGCTCATAGAAATATTACCTTATCTAAAAAACAATTAAAATTAATACCTACACTTAAAGTTAATAAAAGTTATTCAACAATGGAGTTTAGAAAATGAGCAAAGTAACAAAAGAAAGTTTTTTTGAAGCTAACTTTAAAGTTGATGAAGAATTTGAAAATGCAGAGATAGCTGCAAAATCAAATACTCCTAGCGATGATGCTAGGGTTACTGTCCTAGATATTAAGTTTGATAAGTCTAGGATTAAATTAACCAAAGATGAGGAGTCTAAAGAGGATGGCTTTAAAGAAAAGTAACAGTCTTACAAGACGTTATGCAAAACTTGAGAAGTACCATGCAGAGATTATGAAACCGGCTAAGTCTGGTAAGTCTAGGCAATGTGTTCATTCAAGTGTTGCATTTAAAAAGTATGTAAAGACTTTTAGGCAAATATGCTTGGTAGAAAATGAAGATGCCAAGTTCATGTATTCGCCTTAATAACTGATGAACTTTAAAGTTGTAAAAAACTGTAGGCTAGGAGTCTGCTCAAAAGAGAGGAAGAATGAAAAGACAATATAAAAAACACCAATTAACAGAAATGGATAAGGCCATGAATAAATTAATTGGCGGTAGAATAACTGAGGCTAGGTACAATAGAATTAAAATAATAAATGCTGGCGACCCAGAGCTGCCAACAAGAGCATTTGAAAAAAAAGTGTTCTGCACACAAACAGAATTAGCTAAAGCACTTGATGTTAAATACCAACAAGTATCTAAATATGAACAAGGTAAAAATACAATATCATCTGTACGTTTAATTCAGATTGCAGAGTTTTTTAAAAGACCACTTGATTACTTCACTAAAGAAGCAACCGAATTATTGAGGCAAGACACTTCTCTCACTAATAACCCAATAGCTCCCTCTTTAAAAGAGTATGGGATAACAGAAAAAAGTAAGTGTCATTAAATGTGAAAACTATAAGAGCTTTGTAAAAGAAACTCTTATATTTATTTGTTGTGTGATTGAGGGGGAGAGAGATCTCCCCCTTTTTTTTTATGTATTTTGTAATTTGGAAACCTAAAGATAAATTTACTAGCTTTAGCAATGTACTGTTTGCATTGGAAAAGGATGCTATAGAGTTTGCTAAGAAAAGTGTAAAACGAAAAATTGAATGGGATGTAGTTCTCTATAATAATGAGAACTACGATAAATATTGGTATAAATAATTATTATTTTTTTAAATAATTTTCTGCGTCTTTTTTATTTATAAAAAATCTTTTTGTAAATAATGTATTATTTACATTTGATAAAAATTTACTAAGTTTGTATTTTCTTATTCTTGTGCTGCCATGCCTTACCCTATAAACATATAGATCATTTTTAATTGTCATATTATTTCCAATTGTAGTGTTTGTTTTGATAATCAATGTTCTGCACTTCATCACCATTGCTTTGATATGGTTTGATGTAAGTGTCCTGGACAAAGTTAATATCCTTATCCCCTAGTGCTTTTGCCAAATCTATAGCGTTAGTGTACTTGCCGGTATATGCCCAGTAAGTAGCTGTGAAATGGCGAAAGAAGTACGACTTTCTATCTATGGGTAGTTGCACCTTATTTTTAGCTAGCACCCTCTCTAAATGGCTAATAATAGCTTCAATACATATATATTTAGCTTTGCTATTAAGAAACAGTATAGATTGTTTGCTAGGCAAAGAATTAACATAATCTGTTAAAACATCTTTGAGTGCAGTAGAAATAACTAAAGTTCTATTACCATTAACTGTTTTAGTTTCACCAAGTTTCTTTTTAGCTTTGACTGCTTTATCAAATCTAATCATTGGTATATTGCCTTTAAACAATAAGCTTTTTCTATCTAACGCTCTGGCCTCACTTGGTCTGCAAGCAGTTTCAAGCATAACCATACAGATAATTTGAATCATTTTGTTACTTATACCGCTAACAATATTAGCCACCCTCTCTAACGACCACTCATGAAAATCCAATGCTTTTGTAATTTTCTTGGGTGTAATAATAGTAACTAAGTAATCTTTATCTTTGCAAATATTCTTAGCTAACTTATCAGTATCTACCTGGTGCTGAATAATTAAGCTTAAAGTATTAAATATCTTCCTAGCGGTACTAGATTTAATTTGAGCTCTTAGGATCTTATTTTTTAAGTAATCTACAAACTCAAATACCTTATGCTTATCAATAGTTCTTATATCTACATTTTCAAAAAAAGGTAAAATGTGATTAACATAAAAGCTACTGTATTCATTAACAGTTGAGGGTTGGATTTTATTTTCTAACTGTTTGTATTTTTGGTGCTGCATAAAAGCTATATTAGCTTCACTTAAAAATACTTGTGAGGATGATGTTTTAAATACACCAACCTCAGTTACTTTTTCTTTAGCTAGTGACTCTAATACAGATTTATTTTTATGGGATATAAACTTAACTTTACCATCTATACCCCAATAAGAATAACGCCATATTCTTTTACCATTTTTTTGTACTGGTCTAATTTGTAGTTCCATTACTTTCTTTCTCCTTTATTATTCCTAGTTGCTTCAATCTATTAACATTCACTTGGATTGGTTTGCTTTCAATAGGTTTATCTTTTTGATTTTGTGGTTTTTCTTTTTTGTATTTACTTGGGTGCTTAAAAACAAATGTCATACTCTCTCCTATGTG